GCCATGCAGTTGATCCTAAATGTACCCAAGCATTTCCGTCATTTTTAAAGTAAATTTTATTTGTTACATGAGTTGTGTTAATAGCATAATCACCAATGTTACCTACTGATTGTTTAGGTGCTCCTGTTGAAACATTTCCAGCCAATTGACTTACACTTGTGATTAAAGTTGGAGTTTTAGTTGTGAATGCTTGATCAGTTGATGACCATTCAAATATACCAAATTTAGAACTTGCGAGATCTAACCAATATGTTCCGTCAGTTGGACTTGAAGTAGGTGCTATTGCACTACCAGTTAAATATGAAATGTCTAAGTTTGATCTTAGAACGTATGCTCTGTTTGCCACTCCTAAGAAAGAGTATGCCGCTTGTAATCCATACTCATTTAGTTCGTAACCATTTAATGGATTTCCAGATGCATCTGTGTAGAATTTTGGATCACCAAAAGTCTCTGTTAATTCTCTTTGTGATGTCACGAGGTATACTGTACCTGCGTTTGTTGATTGTGTTCCAACAGCAGTAGTTGTGCCTGATCCGGCTTTTTTGTCTTGTGCTGAAGTTACTATGAATAAAGGTGTAGTACCTGCGTCCGCCGGTACGTAAAAACTTTCATCTATTACTGAAACGTCTACTCCTGGACTAGTTAATGTTGCCATATTGTTTAATCTCCTCGCAAATTCACATTAATATTAATGTTATACGTTATTTAGTAGTGATTGAGGTTTTTATGACAAAATTAACCAAAATTTGGTACCTATATAGGCGACGTTAAATACGATTACTATGGATATTGGAACTAGACCGCTGTGTGTTAAATGCAAGGAAAAGCCAAGAGCCTATGCCTACAAAAAAGGAAAGAAAATATACTGGCGTAAGCAGTGCGACACTTGTATCAGGAAGGCAAAAAATCTTAAAATTGGTGGTGTGACTCCACTTCAAAGATCCGGATATATCAAGAAGAAACGGTGTGAATTGTGCAGTTTTAAAGCAATAGAACACATACAACTAGATGTGATTTTTATAGATGGAAACAAGAACAATGTAAATGAAGTGAACTTAAAAACTGTGTGTGCTAATTGCCAACGACTAGCAAGTGTTAGGAAACTGCGGTGGAAAGTTGGGGATCTTGAAGCCGATGTATAAAACTATCAACCTTTGCATTTAACTCATCTAAACTCCCGTTGTTCTCGATAGTGTAATCAAATTCAGATTTTGCCCACATATATTCTGAAGAATGTATGCCCTTAGGCTCTATATTGCCTTCAACATAACTTGTGAACCAATCCGGATCTTTAAATCTTTTTACTAATAAAATTACTCCACCACATTCTTTTATACGTTTTATTTCGTTTGGAAATCTTGTATCAGATATAACGGTATTTTCGCCTTTATATCTACCTATGCAACTGTCAACCCATATGCCATCATACATTTGACCACGCATAACTTCTGTGCCAAATTCTTGTAGTATTGTTCTAGGAGTAACCTCTCTGCCAAAACGTTCACTCCAAAACTTGTCAGGTTGTTCACGCCAATGTCTGCTGGATTCTCCTCTGCCTTCCAGCATATCTCTATCCCAATTGAACATGGAAGCCACTGCATCTTTCAAACTTTTTGCAAAAGAATCTCTTTTGTAACCGTGCTCAACGACCAGTCTTTCTGCTACCGTATCTTTTCCTGAACCTATTAATCCACAAATACCTATAAGCATTTATAGATTATACTACTTTATGATACGTTTTGCAATCTCTGTTTTTGCATCAGAAACTTGATTTAATATTTGTTTCTGTAAATTAGGATTATTTTTTGCTTTATTAACATCTGACTCTAGTTGATTTACCAGTTGATTTAGTTCGTTGTAATTCAACTTGCTGACACTTTTTTTCTTTCCGTCAGATTTTACTTGTACTGTTACTCTTGCCATGGTAATATTATTTAAAAATTTTAGGTAATGAATTAACCTATAACAAAACTGTGTGGAGTGCCGCCTTCTGAGAAATTGTTGATCTCTTGATCTAGCCTTTCAATTTCTGCCGTGCCTTCGTTTTTCAATGCATCACCGTTCAGTGTTGTGCCACCTTGTGGACCAGCGATTGTTTGGAATTTAGATCTTGCTTGTCCTAGCATGACTTTACAAACTGCAAGGGTGTAATCTCTTATCCAAGGTTTAGAATAGATGTCTTTGAACAATGTTATGTCAGGTCTGTAATTATCGGTGTGTAACAATATAGATTCGTTGTCTGCTCTTGGTCTTTGTGTAATGGTCAAAGTTTTTGTTGCCACATCAAAATGGAACTGTATGAACGAACCAAACATTTTTCCAACTAACTCTTGATAAGACGCAAAAGCATAGTAAGTGGCTAGACCACCTGTTGCTCCTGCTCTTAACAAGTAAGTGTTAGTGTATGCAAGATTGAACGGTTCAAAAAGTGTACCACCTTGGCCACCTTCTGTACGAGAGCCTACCGTTCTTCTGTGTAATCTTCTCACGTTGATAATCTCGTCTGGAAGAATATATTTGTTTTGGTCTTTTTTCAGTGTCAAAAAAGCATAAGATTCTTCCACAGCATTAGATGATCTTTGTCTGTATCTGTTAATGGCTCGATCTAACGCAGTTTGGTAATGTTTTGGGTCCAATTCAACGTCAATCATACCCTCACCTAGGTTATTTTTAACGTAATCGAATATTTCTTGTTGTCCTGTTTGTAGTTCTGACATACTCATATTTATAAGTTCTTGCAGTATCTATAAATATGTGTGTATGCCAAGATTATCTATTTTTAAACCAGAAAAAGGAAACGATTATAAGTTTTTTGATCGTAACATAAATGAGATGTTTCAGGTGGGCGGAACAGACCTAAATTTTCACAAGTATTTAGGACCGTATGATCAAGGAGACACTAACAAAGATGGCCCAGCATCACCATCGCAACCCAATTATTCTGATAGCAATATAAACGAATTAACAATACAAGATTTACTGTTTTTAGAAAACAGAGATAGAAAATATTCTTCAGATATCTATTCAGTTAGGGGAATATATAACGTTCAAGATATAGATTTTAATCTATCACAATTTGGTATGTTCCTACAGAACGATACAATTTTTGTCACCGTGCATTTGAATGACACTGTGGAAAGAATAGGTAGGAAACCTATGTCGGGAGATGTGCTAGAGTTCCCTCATATGAAAGAAGATTATTCATTAGATGAAAGTATACCAATTGCACTTAAAAGATATTATGTAATTGAAGATGTTAACAGAGCCGCAGAAGGATTCTCACAAACTTGGTGGCCACATCTATTAAGATTAAAATGTAAAACTCTAGTAGATTCGCAAGAATTCAGAGACATCGTTGGAGATGCAACAACAGAAGGATCACTTGCAAGTTATATGTCTTCACACAACAAAGAAAAAGAAATTAATGATGCGATAGTAAATCAAGCAGAAGCAGATGCACCTAAATCTGGATTTAATTACAAGCAATATTATGTAACACCAATCGACGAACGAGGTAATGTTAGAACTGACAATGTAAATTCTACAGAAAGAGTCGCCACAAATAAACCAATCAATGCCACTATAGATACACCGGCAAGTTCGACCTATGGATTTTATTATGATGGTGATGGTCAAGCACCCAACGGATATCCAATGGTCCAACAACCTTTCTTTCCTACAAATAATGTCAACAAAGGAGATTATTGTTTGAGAACTGATTACTTACCAAATAGATTATTCCGTTATGACGGTGCCAGATGGGTCAAGGTAGAAGATGCTGTAAGGTTAACTACAACAAACGACGACACAAGAAAGAATTGGAAAACTAAATTTGTAAATGCATCTGGATCCACTACTATCAACGGTTTGACTGTTGAACAGAGACAAAGTCTAACCAATGCATTAAAACCAAAGGCTGACAATTAATGCTACATTTTTACGAAGGACAAATTAGAAAATTTGTGACTCAATTTATCAGAGTGTTGAGTAATTTTTCTGTGGAAACAGGAAAAGCAAAAGACGGCCAAGTAAATTTACGACAGGTACCGGTCATTTACGGAGATATGACAAGGCAGGTGGCAAATATTATAAAAAATAATTCAGAAAACTTTTTACAGTCAGCACCAAGGATCGCGGCATATGTTTCTGGCTTGGAATACGACAGAGAAAGAATGCAGAATCCTTATCATATCGAGAAACAACATTTAAAAGAAAGACACTACGACGAAACTACCAAACAGTACACAAATAAATTGGGTGCAGGCTATACAGTTGAAAAAGTTATGCCTTCTCCGTTTAGATTGAATGTAACAGCAGATATTTTTTCTACA